CCCACTCGCCATTGCTTGCACAGGATATCATCGCAATGATAAATACTAACGCTATCAATCCGGTAATCATATAATCCACCCCCTTTTTTGTTTTTCCGGGATTTTTGAAATCACACTTTTTCAGAACTGATCAGCATGTAAACGCCAGGGTGGGTTTCTTCCGTTCGCGTTTCACCTTTCCAACAACAATCTTCTGTGCTTTTCCAACGCCCTCGTCTACCAGCTTAACACTGTATCCGGGCACATTCTTCGATACGTCCCATGTCAATACGCCGTCTTTCTCGCTGAATTCCGGCGCAATGTCCTTCATCGCCTTAATGACAGCCTCCATCGCTTCAATCAGGCCAAGTCCGTCATTCGTCACAATGATCGTCTCGTTACTCTTTTCCATGTCAATGCTTCCTTCCTTATTTATTCGTCGGCGTGCTGTCTACTTCGTACCAGTCTTTGCACATTTTTACGTCCTTTGGAATCAATACAATCTTGTAATCCAGGTTTACAAGAAACTCGTTCAGTTTCTCAATAGATAAATTCGCGCTTTTCGTCTCGGAAAGTCTGTCAACAACCATCTGCATGTTCGACCCGAGCATGTCCGCCATCTGCTTCGTGCCTACACCTTTTTTCTCCATAATATTGCGGACCGCCTTCTTGGAATTCATCGCGTTCATCACCTCCCTGACAATATATTAACAAGGATATTTCCTTTTGTCAAGATATATCCTTATCTTTTTTATTTTTGGGGTGCGTGGAGGGGTAACAATGCCGGGACCTGGGCCCGGCCGCGTTCCCCATGGGTGCCCCGGCCGGATGTCCGGCCGGATGGCCGGACGTCGGGCCCGGGTGCCAGGATCGATCAGGTGCCAGCCTCCGGAGGGCCTGAGGGCCTATAGCCTATGCCTATAGCTGAGGGCCTCAGCTATAAATATATAGCTCTTTACAAATAAGGAATTATCCGTATAATAATACTCAGATAAGGAAATTTCCTTACACTAAATAAACGGGAGGGCCTGAAAAATGGAAAGCATGACAATGTACGAACTCATGAAAGAAGAAACACTTCACGCGGCAGAAGCATACGCGGAAACATGTGAACGCGTCGGCGCGGAATGGGACAGAATGACAATAATCAGATTTTGCGTGAACTCTTTCCCGGCCATAAAAGGACAGGACCTGTTAGATATCGCGGACAGTATTCGCGGCCGGTATATTCAGTGGCCGGAAAGAAGAAACAGCGTATATGTCAATCAGCACTAACTCATGCGGCCGGCCGGATATCCAGCCGGTCCGGACCGGGACCCGATACATACCGGATCCCGGTCCGGGCCTCAGGCCCGATACTAAATGATACGGAGGGAAGAAACATGAGTAAGAGATCGATCAGAAAGCGCCGCGGATATGACATTGCAAAGCTGTTTCATATTGAAGAAGCAGCGCTTGCCAGTGACCGGGCTGCATTCCATGAACCGCGCGACAATAGCAAGCTGAGGGGAATACCTGCATGGAACCTGCTTCCTGGCTGCACCTGCAGCGCGGAGGCATGCGGGCACTGTCTGAAAGATGGATGTTACGCCCTGAAAAATTGCTGCTGCCATGGATATGACATGGACGTGAACAATTGCCTGAGGGCCTGGACAGAAAACACTGTACTGGCAAAGAGGCACCTGTACAAACTTGAAAAGATCCTTGACGCCTGGCTGGCAAAGAACAGGCCCGAACTTTTCCGGATACATTCCTCAGGCGACTTTTTCAGCGTTGAATACGCCCGCATGTGGAGGCGCCTGGCAAAGAAACATCCGGAAACAAGGTTCCTTGCTTTCACAAAACAGTTTGCAGTTGTTCGCCGCGTATGGTTTTGGCGCCTGGCCAATTTTGAACTGGTCCTGTCCGGATGGACAGGCGTCCGGATCCCGGAAGACCTGAGGAAGCATTACCGCGTCGCATGGTGCAATGACGGAACAGAGGACCGGATCCCGGCCGACGCGATACACTGCCCGGGCGACTGCAATCACTGCCGGGCGTGCTGGTTCCTGTCCCGCATGGGAAAAGACAGCTATTTCGATAAGCACTAAAACCGGACCGGCCGGATCCGCTCCGGCCATTCCGGAACCGGGCCCGACGTCCGGACCTGGTTCCGGGATGAATATCCCGGACAACAAAAAAACGGAGGGATGAACAATGACACTGAACGAAGCGATCAGCACCTACATGGAACAGCATGCCCGGGAAACTGAGGCGAAAAAGCAGGCGGACGCGGCAAAAAAGTTCATTCTGGCCATGTGCGAGGGCCTGGACGAAATCACCACAGACGTATACAGGGTATACATCAAACGGACGTCGTCCGTCCGGCTGGACAGTGCTGCCCTGTACAAGGATTTTCCGGATATCAAAGAGACGTACGGGATCCGTTCCGTATCCGTATCAATCGACCCGCATGTGATCGCGGCCGCTGCCGGAAAAACGGCATGACATCCGCGGCCGGCCGGATATCCGGCCGGTCCGGACCGGGACCCGATACCTGCCGGATCCCGGTCCGGGCCTCAGGCCCGATACTAAATGATACGGAGGGAAGAAATATGTATGGAACCATTTATACGTCCGCGCTCAGCCGCTCAGACGCGGACGCGCTGAGGGACCTGCTCCGGCCCGTTCCGCTTGACGAACAGCGCTATATCTCACGCCGGGACGCGTACCGTGATATTCATGATCGATGCCAGCCTACAAACCGGCACCGTAACGGGCAGGCCCGGAGGGAGGTAACAGCATGCGCGCGCTAATCACTCAGGACCGTATCCGTTCCATCCTGGACGATGCCCGGACAGAGACCGACGCAGCCGCTGCCCTCCGCCGGCACCGTATCCGTTATACATTCAGCACCGCGGGAGGCGTCCTGCACATCCGTATCCCGACCCGTTCCGGAATGATTACCGTAACCCGGACCGCGTCCAGAACAGCGCCGCTGCTGATTGCGGCCGCTCCGGCCGGCCCTGCACCGTATCCGTTCCCGGTTCCGCGCTGGACCTGGGACGACTAATCCGCTCCGGACATCGGCACCCGGGACCCGGACCCGTTCCGGATCCCGTCGCCGGTACCCGTACCGGGGAAAGTGAGGAACGAAACCATGATTACTATCTACTCTGCCGACGCCGCCGGCCGCCTGTTTACCGATCCGAAACAGCGCGCCTATATCGACGCGTCCATGCTCCAGGAAAAGGCCGCTGCTGTCAGGACAGCCGCGGTCCTGGACCGCATCGCGCGCGTCCTGGGTTATGCGTCCTTCAATGACCTGGACACGTACGCCCGCTGCAGTGGCATCACGCCGGACGTCTTGCTGGACCTCATTCTGTCCGGGAAGATCACCGACGTGCTGCACTGCCTGAGCGACTGAAGGGAGGCGCTGAGTATGAGTAATTCCGTTCCCGTCGTTTTCATCAATTGCAGCCGGCATCCGTTCCTGGATCAGATAATCCGCCGGCGCAAGCTGGACGAAACCCGTACCCGTAACATGCTCGGCGCGCTGGTGGGCCTCCGCGCATACCTGGCTGAGACCGGCCGCGGTCCTTCCCTTTGCCGCTGCAGTGCGGTGATCGGCGCGCCGCTGGTCGCCCGTTCCCGGAAAGAGTGGAATGCGCTCCGGTCCCGGCACCGCGTTCCGCGCGGCAGTCAGTACGACTGGAAACCCTGGACAAAAGTCAAGTACCTGTACCCGCTTACCGACGTTATCACATGCGACCCGTTCCACCCTCAGGAAGGCATCCGGCATGGCCGGACCTGGATGGAATTCAATAAATGAAAGAGAGGTATCACATCATGAAGGTTATCACCATGAAAATCATCACCACAACGGACAGCAATCTGCCGCGTATCCTGTACGCGGACAAGATCGAACCGGCGACGTTGAAACCTGGCTATATCATCCTGGACGAATGCCGGACCATTGCGCTGGCGGACGTTATTGCCATCGTTCCCGTCGGACGTTGACACCTGGCCGCCCGGGACCCGATCCCGGGCCGGTCATCGTCAGCGCCAGACGCTGAAGAAAGAGAGGAATCAATCATGAAAAACCCGCGCTTTGACACCTACGTTGCTGTTTTCTCCCATGAAGACGGTGAAGTGTACGCAAGGTACGTTACCGGCGTCCCGTCGCGCAACACAGCTGAATGGTTGGCAGGCCAGCCTGCTATTGCCCTGGCAGAAAGTTATGCAAAAGACATCGTGTTTGGCCTCACACTGAACGGATACGCCGCTGCAGTCATCAAAGTCCTGCATGGCGTCACACTGAAGAACCCGGAAAAGAAATAAACGACAGGCGCCCGGCCGGGAGGCATCGTATCCCGGCAGAAAGGACACTACTATGGCAAAGGACCGTATCTATGCCGTCTCTTTTCGCAGAGAGGCAAACAACATGATCGACTGGTTTGTATATCACCTGTGGGCGCAGAATGCACCGGAGGCGAAGCGCCTTGCGCGTAAAGCATGGGAAACCCGTTATGCCGGGCAGCGGCACGTCCCGCACATGTTCTGGCTGGAGGCACACCGGGCGGACGTGCAGGACGTTGCAGACCTCCGCGTCAAGAACTGGCTGGACCGCGAAATCACCGGCGACAATGTCATGTATTCGTTCTTTATGACCCGTTCCAACCAGCGCGGACATTTCTGTAACAGGTAACGTTGACATCGGCACTCCGCGCCCGGACTCCGGACGCGGCAGCCGGGGCCAGATCCTGGGGAAAGAGAGGAAACCACCATGGCAGCAATCAGTAAAGAACAGACGCAGGCATATTTTGAGTGCCTCCGCCTCATGCAGGAACGTGATCGCTCCGGCGACTACAAGCAGTGGATCGCGGACGTGTACCACTGTTCCGAATGCTGGGGGCAGAAGATGACCGACGAAGAGATGCTGCTCGACCTTGCCGAAAGCAGACGGCAGGCAGACCCGGACGATTACGTCCCGGACATCATCCTGTACCATGAATGTGCCGCGTACTGGAACCACCTGTGCGACATGTATCCGAATTAAAGGGAGGAATACAGCCATGCTCCACGCCATACCATCCGCATACCGCACGCCAGGCGGAATGTCCTGTTACACCCCGTTCCTCCGCCTGGCTGAACGTCCGCACCTGCTCATTGCCGGCGCGACCGGCAGCGGCAAGTCCGTCGCCTTGAACGGAATCATTACTTCCCTGCTCATGACGCAGTCCCCGTTCCGCTGCCAATTCCTGCTGATCGATCCTAAGAAAGTGGAACTGATGCAGTACGCCCGCCTGCCGCACACGGTCCGGTATGCATCAGATGCCCCGGAAATGGTCCGGTCCCTGCAATGGGCAGTAGAAGAAACGGACCGGCGCTTCACCTGTATGCAGCGGGACTGCATCAAAGAATACAACGGACCGCACCTGTATGTAGTGATCGATGAACTAGCGGACCTTATGGTGTCGCTTAAGAAGGAAACCCTTCCCTTGCTCCAGCGCCTGGCCCAGGTTGGCCGTGCCGCCCGCGTACACGTCATCGCCTGCAGCCAGAACGTGCTGGCAGTCACCATCCCGACGACGCTGAAGTGCAATTTTGCCACGATCCTGGGCCTCCGGACATGCAACGCACAGCAGTCCCGTTTCCTTATCAGTGCGACCGGCTGCGAGATGCTGCCAGATCCCATCCGCGAAGGCAAAGGATATGGGTACCTCCGCGATGGCGCAGACCTGGAGAAAATGCTCATCTACAAGTATCCGGACGACGTAATCGACAAGGTTATCCGCTGGTGGACATCCTCCGCCTGCATTGCAGTATGAAAGGAAGGAAGAACATGAACAAGCCTACCATGTTTCCGGACGAGATCGCAGAAATTCTCCGCGAACACGACAGATCCGGCGCCATCGTCCGAATCGACCTCGGCTATAAGACCCGCGCATTCACTGCCGGCCAGCTTAACTATGGACTGTACGCCTCAGACCGTCTCTACCGCGATTCCGAAACCGGTAAGATCGTCCAGCCGCTTGCCGTCGCCCTGCTGGTATACGATGCCATTGAGGCCGGCGGAACAGCATACATCGACGACTACAGAATTCAGTAAAGAAAGGATGAACCATCAATGCGTAAAGAACTGAAAAACTATGCCCGTAAGATCCTGGCCGATCACGGTTGCGATCTGTACACGTACGGCACCACAGAAGGTGAACAGATTATGGATGATCTGAAAGAAGGTTATCCGGATGGCATGGACTATCCGTACATCGACGTCGCAAATGCCATCATTGCGATCAGCAAACGCAAACCGGTCACCCGTTCCACATGGCACGTCATCTATGACATGGACGACTGCATTGACGGATACGACACGACTTCCCTGGCCCAGGGGAAATCAGACGTGCTGGACACGTTCCTTCAGTGGATGTATAACGAGCAGTCTTTATGGAAGAACGGTAAACCTACGAAGCGGCAGATCGAGCAGTACGACAACATGATCGAAGTGTTCAATTGCTACGTTGCAAAATACAATCCGATGACAGACGAGTATGACGACTATTGGTATCCGTCCGATGATGATCTAAGAAGGATCGGCTGGATGCCATGGAAGGAAATGGAGGCAATGCTCAATGCGTAACTCAGTAAAGGATATCTATTCCATTCCGTGCGCCCGCTATTACAGCGGCAAAAAGGCCATCCGGATCGTCGAAACACCGTCGTCCAGGAAAGCTTACGTCCAGTTTGCGGACGGTGGCCAGGTATGGAAGTTCAACGAGAAGAAGAACGTCTGGGAATTCCTGACTGAAGTATGCTGCAACAACTGTTAATGGAGGTGCTGCTATGTTTATCCGCGCAAGGACCGCTCATGATGAAGAGGAAATCATGCTCAACACAAACCACATCGTTCTTGTCACCTACTATCCGGACAGCAACATGTCAAAGATCGACACCATCCTGCCTGGGAAATCCATCTGGGTTGACGAGAATTTCATGGACGTCATGAAATTTATGGGGGTAGAATAATGAGTAAGCACTATTTCATTCGCCGCACCAGCCTGCGTACTGGCCGCGTGGATTACAAAAAGAACATGTGCGTAGACGGCTGGTCCAACATCAAAGCTCAGTGCTGGCAGTTCTCCCGTTCCGGCGCTAGAAGGATCGTTGCTGATCTGCAAAAGTATTCTGGCAACAACCACTACCAGTACGTATACGACCTGGTGGAAGGCACCCTGCCCTATTCCGGCCGGGACATTCACTGTGACTGACCCATTCCTTCTCTCTTTCACCCGCTCCGGCTTCGGCTGGGGCGGTCTTTTTTTGTGTGTTCATCCGTGTCAAATACGCTCGTTTTTGACATCGTGTTTTCCGTTCCACATTCAGTACCCGTTCCGGCCTGGTATTCATGTCAATTGTCGTGTCATAATCTACTTGTCTTTATCTCCCGTTTATGATAAGATATTGTCACAGAATCATACAGAAGGGGGCATATGCCTTGAAGATCGGATACGCGCGTGTCTCTACACAAGATCAGAACCTGGACCGGCAGCTGGACAACCTCCGCGCTGCCGGCTGCGAGAGAATCTTCAATGAAAAGATGACCGGAACAAAATCGGACCGCCCGGAATTAAAAACAATGCTGCTCACACTCCGTTCCGGTGACGTGCTGGTGATCGATTCCTTTTCTCGTCTCAGCCGGTCCACAAAGGACCTGCTCCAGATCGTCGAGCAACTCACGGACATGGGCGTCCACCTTGTCAGTCTGAAAGAGAACCTGGACACAACCACAGCGACCGGCAAACTGATGCTCACCATGTTGTCCGCCCTGTCACAGTTTGAGCGAGATCTCATTGCCGAACGTACCATTGATGGACTGAAGGCCGCCCGTGCCAGGGGTAGATGTGGCGGCCGGCCGAGTGTCGGATCAGAAAAGGATCGGCAGCAGGCGCTGGCCATGTATGATGCCAACGTCATGTCGAACGTTGAGATTGCAGCCAAGTTCGGCATATCCCAGTCCACGCTCAGCCGCTGGATCAGAAAAAGAAAGCAGGGGTAATCATTCCCCTGCTCTTTTTTTTATACCCTGGAGCAACCTGTCACGTCGTTAATATATATATATTATATTTATTAGTAAAAGTAGTATATATATTACCCGTTCTCGTCGTCGTCCGCTGGTATTGCCTCCACCAGACGTTGACGTGCCGTGTCCGCGTCCATTCCCTGCAGTGGATTGTTCGGTGTAACAACGACCTGCGTCTCATCTCTATAGTCGAAATTATTCTTTCCCAGGAAGATCCCGTTCGGCGGTGATATCTTCCCATTTTGCATATATTGCTCCCAAAGTACTTCAAGAAATGCATACGCTTTTTTTATCGTGTCTATAAGCGCAGCGTTTGCAGACCTGTTCTGGCCTGACTTCCACGCCCATATCGTCTTTCTATCCACACCCAAAGAGTATGCTAATCCTGCAACGCCAGGTTTCATGTCATTCTGAAAGCAAAGGTTAAAATACAATTCAATCCGTTCCTGTACGGCAGGCACATTGTTGAAGTCCAGCTTTGGCAGGTTCATGAACTTCATATTGAATGCCACGTACTTTGCGTTATCGCCTGGTTCAATATATTCCTGTCCGAAGTTAGCGAGGTCCGGACGATTGCGTTTCCGTTTTTGCTTAACGATATCCGTTGCCTGCTCGTCGGACAATTCCGTTCCGTTCCCGTTCTTACGTGTCATTATTCCCTTCCCCCTTTTCCACAGGATACAGATTGTACGACACAGTCATTGATGCCTTCCCTTCCCGTACAAGATCGAACATAGTATCGAGCATATCTATGCTGGCATTGTGAGCGATGCGAGAGTCGATATGTTTTTGAAGTGTTGACCGGAAGTACTGCATGTGTTCGTTCATATATTCCTGGATAGCGTCGATTTTATTACACATTTTCAGGCTGTTATCTTCCAGTGCTGTGATATCCTTTTCCAATTTACGCTGTTGGTTTCTGAGTGTTTCATAATCCCCGTTACTGAGCATATTCTTTCACTCCTTTCAATTCATTCCACGGCCGATCAAACTGTCGTGCGCAGGGGAGGAAGTCTTTTTTTGCGAGAGCCAGGAAGTGTTTAATACGCGGGTGTTCGCACGGTTTGGATACGTATGAATCGGAATAGCAGGACGGCAGACGTGCGATGTGAAGGTAGCAGAGGAAGTTAAGTGCGTCCTGTTCGAGGTGTTCGTAGTGTGTGGTATTAATGGCGTGGATCAGTTCATCTGTCATGCCGTCTTCTTCGAATTTCTTAAGGTTCATGAGCATGACACCGGCGTTGAAGTATGGTTTCTGTGTATGGTTATGGTTGCGTACTTCCTCGACGGCAGCGAAGTACTTACCATCCATTTCATAGTTCCATAGGTCAGAGATATCGTCAACGACAACGGTGTCCGGATCGAGCCAGAGAACACGTTCGACTTCAGGCGGGAGGATCTTAGTGAGTGCGGCACGCAGGGTGGTCATGTATCCGTACCAGTGCATGATGTTCGGGCAGTCCGGCGGGAAGATAGTCTGTTTTGAGACGTTAATGCACTGAAAGACAGGCGGAAGGTGTTTACCTATCTCATCGTTATCCACAAGCAGGAAGATCTTGTCCACGAGGGTGTGTGCAAGCAGGGACTTAGCGGAGAGCAGCATCATATCCTGGACGCGATGGTCTGCGGCGTAGACGACGTAGCGTGGCGGTGGCGTGGTGTGCTTGAGCCAGTACTGTACGATACCGACGTCGGACCAATCTTTGTAGCCAGCAAAGTGCTTAACGATGGTACGTGATGGAGTGCCTGTGATGTCAAATCCGAAGTTTGTGACGTTATAGTCAGGCGGAAGCGGATCGAATCTGTTACCGCATATTTTGTTAAAGGCATCCTGTTCGGGGTACGAATACTTGTGCGTGTTAAGGTCGTTAATGATTTCATCCGCCTTACCTTTATTCCGCAGACGTTCGAGGTTCAACATGACGATACCGAAGTTAGCGTAGGTCACGCCACGCAGGCGGGATCCTTCGGGTTCGATGACAGCAGCGTAGTATCCAAGGGACAGATCCCACTCCCACAGCGGGGTAAGGTCGTCACAGACGATGGTATCGACGTCAAGGATGAGTGCCTTTTGTGCGTCTGGAAAGATCCTGGTAAGTGCGGCTTTCAGCAGAATCATGTAAGTGTAGCGGGTGTTAAAACATGGACCGTTCGGATCGAAGTAAGTCTGATCAGACACATTCACGCATGTTACCTGTTTCGGGGTTTTATACGGGAGTTTATCGTCCTCAATGAAGCAGTAGACATGCACGTCGGGGTTGTATGCCAGCAGGGAGTTATATGCAGCGGGCAGGACGTCGTAGAGGTTGCGTGTAGAAAAGTATGCTACGATCTTTTCGTCCGGCTGAGTGTGTATGACTGGTTTATGCATTGTATCACCTCACTTGTTTATGTCGTCGATGAGTTGACAGAGACGTTCGCAGGAGTGGCCGTCGCAACGGTCAGAGACGATGTGTTTAATCAGTTTCTCATTCGGCATAAGATATGGATACTTTGCGCGGTAGCGGATCTTATCGAGAAGTTCCAACTCTGTACGGGAAAAGAAGGAACAGTACTCTTCCGGATATCGGAAGCACATACCGCGCGTATCGGTATATCCTGGAGTCTTTTCGAACAGGACGACGGGTTTGTTGAGCAGGTATGCGTCAAACATAATGGATGAATAGTCTGTGATAACAACGTCCGCAGTGTACAGGAACGGTGTAGTAGGTCCGGCGGGAGAAAGCACACAGATGTGCTTGAACATACCATTGCCGATCCCGCGTGTCACCTGATCCGTACCGATATCAGACTGCCACGGGTGTGCCTTGACGATAAGCAACTCATTATCATTCAGATGACTGTCAAGATACTGCCAGTCTATGTCAGGGAATGGCGTCTCATTTTTGTCCCGGAATGTCGGCACGAACAGGTACGTTGTGACGTCTGCCTTACTGTTTGTGTATCCGATGTACTCATCCGTGCGGGGAAATCCGAGCGGAAGGATACGTTTCTGCGGCACGCCGGTGCAGTCACTCCACTTATTCACCATCCGTGAACTGGCGGAGATGATGTAGGTAATAAGGTCTGACGTTTCATTGCTAAAGTACGGGTGTCCAGGCTGAGAGAGTCCGATAGTCTTTCCGCCATGGATCCCATGCCATATCACGATTGTTTTACCCGGGGATACGTACGGGAAGTCATCAGTCACCATCACGTCATACTTACCGGAGAGTACTTCTTTCCTGTAGTTCGGAGCGTACGACAGGATATGTTTCTTATCGCCGGTGTATGCGTAGTAGATGGCCCGCAGGTTTTCGGCACGTTCAAGCGGGCGGAAGCTGACAAACAGTGCAGGTTTACTCATTGCCATCATCCTTCTTTTCCAGGAAACCACACTCTTCCATTATTGTACGGTTTGCGCGTCGGATCACCATCCATATTACCTTTGTTGGGATCCCGTGCTTCAGACTGTAGTCTTCTACCGCGTACAGGTCGTCACCCCAACGTGATGTGAAGTAATATTGAAGAATATCCTGGTCCGTCTTTACAAATTTTGACAGGAATACATGATGGCACAGCGCGTATATTCTTTGGTCAGGACGTGATAGTTTTTCCCACACAAACCCGTCACGTTCCAGGGCAAAGTATGTACGCCACATGTGTGTGCTAACGCCACGCCACCACTCAATGTTCCTCATTTGCTTCACCTCCCGGGATAATATAGTGTCCTTCGAGCATGATTGCGATACGTTTGTCGTAATCTTCCAGACGGTCAGCTGCTTCAGAAATTGTCTTAAGCCTGTCACGGGTAAGCATTCCGCCTGCACCAGCCATCAGACGTAATCGATGGATCAGTTTGTCTGTTGGTACGGGATTACCGGATACTTTCAATGTTCGTCACCTCTCTTCAAGTCTTTTTCTGTGTAAACATAGGTGCCTATGTGTCCGCAGGATACGTTACTGTCACACCATATCCTTCCGCCAATCTGGTTTACCCTGTAGCAGAAGGATATATCCTCGCTGGCCCATGTGTACGGGGTGAATGCCGGTCCGAACTTCTGCCACACGTCGTGAAGGATCTTTGTTGTTGTAAGCACGCACCCGAACCCGCACCCAGCCACAGGAAACACAGCATTTTTCGGATAGTCCATGTACGGATAGATGTTTCTTTCAAGCACGCCCTTATCGTTGCGTACAGGTTCTTCAATAATATCGTACAGGACAGGTTCAGTAGGAAGAGAACGCTTCACGTACAGTCCAGTTACAACGTCACATCCAAGGTTGTCCATATCTTTATGCAGTGTCTGCAGTGTGTCGGGATTAAACACCATGTCACTGTCGAACCACATCACGCGGTCAAACTTATTTTCGATGGCAGTCAGACTGATCAGGTTACGGCTGTCGTAGACCAATGAGTTTGGTTTGTACAGGATGGACACGTTCTCACCCTTGATCAGGTAGTCAAGTGCCATTGAAAACTCATATGGAATCGTACCGACGCACGGGATAGCGATGAGTGTTTTCACATTTTTACCCCCTTTTATTTACGGTGTACCGTATTTTTTTACGGTGTGTTTGAAAATCCGTAAAACTCTGCAGGCATTGATTTATAATGCTTTGTGACACACGTTTTACGGTTTTTACGGTTTTTACGGTGCTAAAATACGTCTTACGCGCGCGTACACGCGTCACTTGTTTTAGAAAAATATTTCCATATATATAGTGTGTGTATAAAAACACCGTAAACACCGTAAAATCCGTAAATGGCACGCTGGAGCCGTTGATTTATAAGGCGTCTGCGATTTACGAACTTATACGGGCACCGTAAAGACACCGTAAAATCCGTAAAATCAGAACGGCATGTCTTCATCCTGGACCTCGACATATCCACGGTATTCCTCCTGCTCAGTCTTTTCTTCTTCCGGAAGCTTGATCCAGTAGTGCGGGATGTTCTTGCCGTTGATCACCAGCGGCCAGGTCGGACGGTTGTTCTTGTTTCCTTTCCCGTAGTACTGGCACTTCAACAGATCTTTCCTCCTGGCCCAGTCCACAAACGCACTGGAGGAGAACCCCTTGTTTTTCAACATTTCCTCAAAGATAGATTTGTTGATGGCAACGTAACCGTCTTTGTACTGGCCCCACACTTCGCCCATAGACGAGTCTGCACTGTCAAACCTCCTCGGATTGGCGGCACAGAAACCGATCAGCCAGTTGTAACACCGGAGGTTCACGTCTGTCTCTGTCCTGGTCACAAGGAATGGTTTGATATCATCTACAGTCAGCGCACGTTTGTCCTTGAATATTCCTTTTGTGGCCAGCGCGTCAGCTGCAAGCAAGATGGATGCTGATAAGGTTTGTTTGTCCTGTATGTCCGCTTGCATCAATTCCGTATAGAACTTCTTTTGCAGTGCTTTCAGTGCGTCGATTACGCCGTCCTTGCGAAGCATCTGTATGAACTCCGGGCCGGCAAATCCATAGTTTTCTTTCAGAACATTTGCCGTTGTTCGGGCGTCCTTAAACAGCGGCACACCACCGTAGTTCACCTCAATAATGCGCGCTACAGCACCGCCTCCGGAGTTCGCCTGCGTGATCGGCATTTCACCGGTTGTAATCACGCATGTGTTCCAGCTTTTCTGAATCTGCAGGCCGCCTTCCTTGGCGCCCCTGCCCTTGTTGGATCCCTGACAGAGCATGTACACAATATCATCAAAGCTTTTCCGGTCACTGATAACCTGGAGTTCATCAAGCAGCACCGGGATGTTGCAGCAGAATGCTGCGTACATTTCAAACGACACTTTTGTCCCGCTGAACTGTTTTATGTACCCGTCCATAGAGTCCGGATAACCCCATACACTGGCTGCAAGCATCAGTCCGACTGTCTTGCCGCATCCTGTTTCACCCCACAGGTGGACAAAGAATGGCAGGCCGCCGAGAATCTTTACCAATGGGGCAGCAAAAGCTGCTGCCAGCGCAATTCTGGCTGGAATAGAATCGTCAGCACGTACATGCTTGGCCAGTTCAAACCATGTATCTCTGTTTCCGGACGGTTTGAGCAGGCCATACATACGCATCATCTCAGGACTTTCACCATCATAGGAAACGTCTTTTACATACGGCATAAACTGGCCGTCATTAAGCCATCCCATGTGCGATACTGAGTTCTGCCGCGGGAGCGCGTCGTAGTTCAGACTTTCCAGCTTGGACATATACCGGACGACTTCCTTGGCGTTTTCACTGTTCACGTCTATCCCCTGTCTGGACAGTCCGATAATCTTCTGCGCGGACGCCAACTGTTCGCGGGAAACAGTAAGGCTTTTCCACGGATCCTGGCCGCGGCAGTAAGCAATCTCAAGCTTTTCTTCATATGTTTCTATGTTGGTTACACGACGGATCGGAAGCAGCGGATGCGATATAACCTCAACCTCTGCACCCATCTCATTAAGGCGTGACACACCGTATTCATCAGCTACGTATGCACCGCACTCCAGCTGGGCCGGCTGCTTCGGAAACATAGTCTGGTTGCTGCCCAGGATCGTCGCTTTAGGGGACTTGCTTTCGACGTAGGCATTCCAGGTTTTCATAAACCCGGGAAACTTCAGTTCTTTGGCAATAATCTGCATCCTGTTCAGCAGCTGGCTCAGCAGAAACTTGTTGTCTTTCTGTTCATACAGCCAGGCGTACGGACGTTCAGACAGGAAGTCATCCAGCGTCCAGTTTGGAATCAGTTGCTTTGCTTCTGACACACATTCTCACCTCCTTTGCTGTTTCATAATGATTCGTATAGGGTGAAGTCAATGGATCCAGTAACGTTGATTGCGTTTACGTGCCTGTGAACCATTCCTTCCATAGAATAAAGGCAGGTTTCTTCCGGATGCATTTGTAATTCCGTACTTGTGATGTACGCTTTAGCAGTCCTGACGGCACCGTTTACACCACGGAATTGGATGTACAGTTCATGGTCATGGAACGGATCAATAGTGGTTAAATCGGCGTATTTTGTGCCGCAGAACGGGCACTGAAGATCTGACACTTCTTTTGCCGCACCGCAGTTAATGCAGTTCGTCTTGCTCATGCTGTTCTTCCGCCTCCTTCCTTGCCTGAAGCAGGATCCAAACAAGTTCTCCGTATGATGGAGCCGGATTCCCTTCTGCAATCAGTTCGTGAAGGATGTCGTTTGTTTTATTCTGTGCGGCAATATCCAGCATATGCTCTGTGGATACGGAAGTTGTGTACATCGGATATATCTCATCGAATCTTTTGTAATGGTCTCTCTTCTTCTGAATCAATTCCTGCCTGCTGGTTTCATGCGCGTCACAATACATATAGAACCTGTCCTGTGCAATTCTCAGCAGCCAGTCACTGTTGTGACCGAGCCTTCTGATTGAGTTGTCCAGCGTTTCAGACGGACTGACATAAAAACCGAAGACGGTTTGATAATCATAAACAAAGTCATCGCCCCTGCTGTGTCCTGCCGTCAGACACAATGTTTTAATATTATCCGCTTCAAAGTCATAGGTCACAAAATATACTAATTTATCCGGATCAGGGTTTATAGATTCAATATCTGTTTCATATTCTTCCACGTTCCTGTCGCTGTCCAGGTTTGCATATTGATTTGCAACTTCTTCGTTTGTGAAGATTGCTTCAATATGATAGTCTGAGTATTCTCCTGCTGTTACCACATATACTTTCATGTGCTTTTCACCACCCTGCTGTATTTCAGGTTCGGTACATAATCTTCAAACCTTTGAATCTTTCCAAACACGAACTTGTTATTGCACCATCGCTGCAGGTCTTTAATCCGCCTGGGTGCAGAAGGTTTGTTGTACACCATCACGAACGGATCATATCCCATCTCGTCAAGCTTGTAGATCCTGTAAAGTGCCCGCTCAATATGTTCCTGCTCAGATACATTTTCAAAGTTTGTAAGGACATATACCATGCGGTTCGACTTGTTCTTGTATTTATCTGAGAAGTTCCGGAACTTATCTTCCAGATCATCCGCCGGGTTGTCCCAGGCAAAATGGATCTTCTTCAGTTTCATGTGATTAAAGTCTTCAATATCATCGTCGTTTACAAATCGGATATCTATGCCCTGGTTAAAGCATATTGACGCTCCGGTTTCACGGTACTGCTTTATGAGATCGCGTTTCTCACGGCAGGCAGTAATGTTTGGATCAAGTACCTCAATGTGCGGCTGGCCATTCCAGAAGTCTGACACATTGGCCACTTTCCTGGAGCATCTGCCTTCTTTACTGGCAACGTGGCAGAACTGGCAGCCGCGTGGACAGCCGCGTGACGTCATTGCTACCGCAAAGTTGAATTGCGGATAGATAGAATAGTCTGGAAACATACTTTCAATTTCCGGCGGAAGATTCTGATGACGGTTCTTGTCGAACACTTCAACTCCATTTTCAAGATGTATTGCATATCCTGTTCCGCCTTTAATCACCTTGTCTGCATTCAACGGTTCCGGTACGTCCGGACTGTACGTGCTGCTGAATACCTTGCTCATATAGACGATGTCGTAATGGAAAAAGTCAGTCCACCACCATTCAACTTCATCGCCCTGGGCCTTGTGCCATGCAGATATTCTCATCAGTGCCAGGTTCGGAAACTTTGGCCCGTGATGGTTCACAGCATCAACGTCAATCAATCCAATTCGCATTGCCGTTTTCCTTATTGCTTATCGCGTTATTTGCTGGCAAAAAAATTAATCACAGGACCGACCGACGTTCAGGTATGCTGCTTCATTGTCAAACCAGAGTCCCCAGACTCCAAGTCCGCATGTCCACAGTGTACCCTGGCCATTGTTCCGATTGTCCAGCATGTCCAGCAGTTTTTCCTTTGCTTCAAAGTGGTCCATGCTCTTCAGTTCGGACAGTTCGCCGTCGGTAAATCCCGTGATTTTCATGGTATCCAGGCCGCTTGTGCATGGTTGTCTTTCAATCGTTAGCCGTGCCATGTTCATTCCTCCTGTGATATTCTTTTCCGAGATAGTTCATGATTCCGTTGAGCAGTTCAATGACAATGGGTGCTTCACCAAATGCAAGGGACGCAGCAGAACAGTCCTGTGCGGTTTGCTTCCACCACTCTTCCGTGTCCCCCGGCGGGAAGTGCTGGTTCAAAAAGTCGAAAGCGCATCTGAACGCTTTCTGATGAACCTTCGCATAGTCTTCGGGTGTCACGTCGTGTCACCTTCTTGTCGTCTCATCATCTGATGCCTCCTTATATTTGTATGTGTGTTTATTATAAGTCGATTCGCGGTATCTGTAAACTTAAAAAACTGTTACGGTTTGCTCAGGTTTTCCACCGCCGTGACGTACTGATCGCGCTGGTATGTCAGCATCTTCAGGCGTGCTTTTGCATACTTTAAAGACTGTTCATGCAGTTCCTCTTCATCGTACTCCTTGTCATGCCGGAATGTTGCCGCCGGTTTTACAACGTACGATGCCTTGAATGCTATGTTATATGGTATCTGATACTTGTCGCTGAACTCTTTGATCGTCAATCTTCATCACCTCCGGAAGCTGTCTTGCTGAATTCAGGCACCTGTAGCATATCCAGTCACACCACAGATTGCCCGCGTACTGCCCGACTACAAACGTCAGCAGGACGTTGTGCCGTTCACACCACGGACACTTACCAAGTTTATGTTCAGGCATACTCATCACCCCAATGCATATAGTGCGCTCAGACAGAATGTCAGGAATGCAGCCAGGGCCACCGCAATCCAGAAGAAGTCGTCATCTTCCGGCCAGAATCGTTTCATACGCTCACCCCCTTTATCGTTGCCTTTAACTCACTTGTTTGGATGCCCCAAGCACCCTTTAACCGGATCAAAATTGTCACATTCTGGCACTGGTAATAGTCTGTGACCTAATGACCATTCATGATTCAGATATTGTTTGAACTCTTCAAGCGAAGGCTGTCTGCCTTCTTCATCTTTCACGCTATTTAGCATTTTCTTCATTCTCGCATCACTCATTGCAAGAAGTCCTTCTATGCTAACTGACATATGTCTTAACATCTAATCAACCTTTCTGTGTTAAAGCGTCATAGGTCATCGTTGCCTTTAATCAAGTTGCACACAATGTCTTTGTGATACTTCAATCCATCCTGTTTGAAGTTCTTTCAGTCGTTCTTCACATTGTTCCTGTGTTTCATAACCGGAGCAGAAAACCATGTTGTCAGGTCCTCTGATTCCTTTCTCAAGGTCGATTATGAAATACATCACAGTATGTTGCGGATTGTATGGTTTTGTGCAGATAATAAATCTTTCATTTCTGCACTTTACTCTGTATGGTCGAACCTCTTTCCATACATAAACAGGGTCACCGACTTTTAAATCTTTGTATCCCATGTTCTTCTCCTGTGTAAAAACATCATTAGTCGCTGACTATATAGTTGATCCTCAATGGCGTTACCTTTTCTCCGCACCAGGGGCAGAACTTATATAGGCAGCGTTTTGTCAGTCCTCTACGCCTGGCCTTTGAACTGCTGCCATGCGAGAAATAAACCATCTCTCTGCAATGCGGGCAAAGAAACTTTGTAGTTGACGGCAGTTTGTCTGCTTCGATCCACTGCGGTATTGTTTCATCCATCCTACTTCACCGCCTTTCACCATCAGCACAGAACCAATCTGGGTTATGGTTCGCATTCCCTTTTTCTACAAACGGTTTTGTGCAAAACACATAACCGTATTCTGAAAAACCGAATTTACAATCCTTACATCGGACAATGCACTCTTCTTCGTCATCTATTTCGTCTGATATGTCTTCATATGCTCCTGCCCATGTGGTCGTTGTCTGTTTATTCCAATCATCTTCAGAACGTTCAAGGAATCGTTTCATAATTTCATCTGCATCAATTAACTTCATTATTTCACCTCCCCGTCAGCACAGAACCAATCCCCATTAACATATTTTTCATTGTTCTTACAGTAATAATCTCCATACGGCATCTTTACCAATGAACTGTAATAACAATCTTTACAGTAAACTAATTCTTTTATTTGACAGAACGATGGTCTTGGTGAATCGTCTTCAACAGGAGATTCATATGGACTTCTTTCGCATAATGTATGTCCGTTATCCCATCTCTTTCCAAACTCACAAAAAGAACATGAAGCAGGAACATTCGTATTAAGTACAATTACACTCATTCTGTTCTCCTTTCCCCGTCAGCACAGAACCAATCAGCACTAATATATTTCTCAATGTTCTTGCAATAATATTCACCATACGGCATATTTACAAACGTACTGTAATGGCAATACTTGCACCGAATAAGCGGTTGAACATAACCAATACTGTCAGTGTTCTCCGTTCTTTCATGTTTTGTTATGTATTCTTTAATCATTCTCATCACTTTCTTGTGTGTCGTTCTGTTCATAGTCTTTGCAAATCGGACACATTCTTTTCCGTTCTTCTGGTTCATGAAACAGTAGTTCACACCAACCGTCTGAACCGACAAACTTGCAATCGTCTCTCATGTTTACCTCACAAAGTTGCCTTTATGTGCGTTGATTCCACAAGGAAACCGCTCTTTCAAAAACATCTACATAGTCCTTAAACCGTATTTTTGAAGCTTCAAATTTAATCCGTTGCTGAATACCGCAAACCTCGCATTTGACATAAGCTGACATAAATAATTTACGGTCACCATCAATCATGTCATAATCCACTACCGTTCTTGCTTCACCACCGCAAAATGGACAAGGTTTTAGTTTTTCCATGCTTTCCCCTTTCTGATTTATTGTGTCATTTCACTCTCTTTCCGCAATGCGGACAGACAATGACTGGATTGCGTTGCTTTTCTTTTTCAAACTCATCAATAATCAATCTCATATGATGAATATCATTTTCCTGCTCTTTCAGCAAGGCAAGGGCATCTTTTTCAAGTTCTTGTCTGCAAGTCATAGCTGAATATCCATTCGATTTGTATTCACAACCATGATGGCATCCAAGTCTTGTACAACATTCCAACCCTTTGATAACCTTCTCAATGTCCATTCACTTCACCGACCTTCCCATTCTTTTCCGTACAGTATTCTTGCTCCAATCCGTATGAAGAACCAACCGAACCGCACCCTTGCGCCACTTACAATCCATTTTGGAGAATTATATGTGACGGTAACTGGCATCAATCCATTGTCTGCGACCATTGAAATTGTCATCTCATGGATTCTCATTCCACTTCACCGACCTTCCTGCTTCAACGGATACATTCTTTTAGGGTTATCCGTATCCATAACAATTATTCCCTTTGGCAGTTTCTTTTCTACATCTTCTATTTCATGTAAATACTTGCTTGAGTAAACATATGTTACTGTCAAACTGTATCCGTCAGTTGTAGGCATATTTCGTTTCCATGATTGCGTTATTTTCATTCTGCTTCACCGACCTTGTTTAGCGGACACCACTCCATATGGTTCTCTTCATTTGCGCTGAGCCACACTTCCTTACCGTTCAGTTTACAGTACCATCTTCTGTAGTAGTTACTGCGCTGAACGTATCCGATGCACGAACAGTTCATACATGTCAGTTTATTTGTTTCGTTCATTCATGAACCTCCTTCATACTGTTCATCACGCATTCTTCTGCGAACTCCCGTGCGTCCGGCAGTGTTACAACTGCAGCGCAGAAGTTTGCGTCCCATTCTTCCCCGAACCTGTGCGGACGCTTCTGATCCCGCACATCCTCCAGCTTTTTGACGATATCCTGGGCTGTCAGTGACAGATCGAATGTCATCCTGTCTTTCCACTGCTGAAGTTCAATAGCGTTCTTTCGCATTTGAAGGGCCTTTTTAGCCTGTTCCTGTTTAAGCGGATCAATCTTCCCTTCGATATCCAGACCCATGCGTAAGGTATCAGAGAACCACGTTATGCATTCTTTAAATGACATTTTGTAGTACTGCTGTGTAAATGAAATAACATCCCCGCCTGACTTACACACATGGCAGTACCATCCACGGTTCCCTTTGTACAGTACACAGTTGAAGTCCTTCCCGCCGTGGAATGGACACTGGCACCGTCCGTGCCGGATCTCCAGGCCGATTGCCTGTCCGACTTCCTGCGCCGAGATCGTGTCCTTAATCGTCTGAGCAGCGATCGTAAGTTTGTTCATCATAGTTGCCTTTAACGCACTACATTAATCCGTGCTTCTATTTCCGCATTGTCGAAAATCTGTCCATATTGATCTTCCCTTGTGAAATAGCTAATGTATCCTTCGTCCATCAATTTGTTTGCTAACTGGTGTGCCATATCACACTTGATATATTCGCTATATTCTGTTGTATTTGGAGGAATCATCCGCTTGTCAATAAGTTTTCTTACAGCAAGCGTATCGAAATTACGATGTTCAATATGCACAGGTACGGGAAACATCATAGCCTGTTCTGCAATCATCCTGCGTTTGATTTCCCTGTATAACCTGTTTTGATGACGTTTATACGATTTCTTACTCATGATATACCCCACTTAATGCGTCACTGTTGCCATTAAATCAATAATTCTGCTTTTCCTTTTGCTATGCGGTATTTTTCATTCGGACAAGTTATTTTCAAATATGTGTAGCATTTCAAAGCTCCTGTTAACCCTTGCAGGAAAAACCTCATTGAATCGTTTACCCATTTCCCGTCCTTTATTCTTTGGACAACGTAATACTTCATCTGTTTTCCCATGCTTTACCTCACTTAAAGCATCAGTTCTGCGGTTTACGTTCCCCGTCAGCACAGAACCAATCAGGCACAGTATTCCCTCTTGTTTTTTCATCGTCATATGTGTTCGGATTGTAGCAAAATCCATCTTTGTAGTGTCTGCAATCCTTGCACCGGATAATCTGCGGTTGATTATTCCCATAACCTTCTTTCCATTCTTCGTGGTAATGTCGTTCGTCTATAAGTTCTTTCAGCAGTTCAAGAGCATCTGCGTGGAGATGGAAAATACACCGTGACGATTGAAAGTCATATTGGCAACCATCACATGAACCACCTTCTTTACAATTCTCCAGCCCTTTAATAACCTTCTCAATATCTGCCATCGTCTTTCCTTTCCCTGTCGGCACACTTATCATTGCTTTTAAACTTATCGCATGATTCAGATCTGTGCATCAGGCATCCTTTTGTTACATCGCAGTTTCCGTACTCTTCGTAATGCCCCCGCTCGTCCTGCGTCCAGTGTCCGCAGTTCTGGCAATACTTGTCAGACACGCCAAACTGATCCAGCACTTCATCCATGATCTCGTTCAGGTACTGCTCAATGCGTTTCTTCCGGGCGTCTTCGCCAAACCACTTTTTCTTGAAAGCATCCCTGGCTTCTCTCCATCGCCCTTCATTGGTGTCGCTGGACAGATACCATTCTCTTTCATAAAACAGTTTTGACAGATCCTTCACCAGGTCGTCCAGTTCTTTATCATTGAAATCGCCCACATGGCATTCAAGCTGACTGTAGAAATAATCAAGACTTCCGCCACTCATGTTGTCCTCCTGTAATCATCTCCGGATGCCGGTCGCGACCGGTGCTTAATCCGGGGTATCATTGCCTTTAAATCACATCTTGTTTATCCTGTCATACATGACAATGCTACCTGCTACAGAAACATTCATGCAGAAATCACCCGGCAGCTGAACAATATCACGGCACTTATCAAGAATCTTTTTCGGTATCCCAGTGTCTTCTGCACCAAGAAGATAAATGCACCGTTCTGGATGTACATAATGCTTAATCGGAATACTGTCCTCATCCAATTCAACAGCTACAACCGGGCAATCATAAGGGATATGTGCCACAAAATCTTCAAAATCCTTATAGTTGAAAAGTGGAATATGCCGTGGCGTTTTCATGGTGTCGGTACATTGCCTTTGATAGCGTTTTCCTATGGTAAAGATAAAATCTGCTCCCATAATGTTGGCACTTCTCCATAATGTCCCAATGTTTTGTTCATTCTTCCCATGAAACACACCGATTCCAAAGTATCCTCGTTTCATAGTTATCCTTCCTAATTTAAGCGTCATTTGTCACAATTACTTTTCAATCTCAGCACCCATCTTCCGGTAGCTGGTGCAGCGTTTCTTCCATGCCCCTTCGCAGAATCCGATCCACCTGTCTACGAAGTCATATACGACCGGTGTATCCTTGCCGTCAAACGTCCGCTGTACCCGCCCTACTGCCTGGGTAATAATGGCACTGTACTTGCACGGGGATGCCAGGAACAGCCGGTCAAGTCTTGGAACATCCAACCCTTCCTTTGCAAGGCTGTACGACGCAAACAGATATTTTTTCTTTCCGGTCCGCATGTCTTCCAATGCCTGTTCACGTTCTGCCTTGGCCTTTTTGCTCTGCATCTTGCCGTCAATATATGCACAGTTGATCTGCATATGATCTGGCAACATGGAAATGATTGTTCTTAATTGTTCAAGTCTGTCTGACAGAATCAGACAACTGTGTCCAACGTTCAGTGCAATATGCGTCGCAATCTGTTTGTTCCTTTCATAGTCCGTCGTCAGATGCTCGATCATCTTCACATAATTGATCGTGCCGTCATCGTTCAGGCAGTCTTCCGTCAGTTCAGTTTCTGTCTCAACCTTCCTGATCTTCACGCCCATGGTCCTGTCTGCTACCGCACTGTCCGGAACTTCGTACGCAATGTTCCCCAATAAGGCGAACGTTGCCTTGATTAATCCATCCGAACGTTCGGGTGTTGCACTGAGTCCGTACTTGTGCCGGGCACTCAGATGGTTCAACACCTTCTCATACCGCGTGAACGTCGTCGCTGACGAACTCACCCTGTGGCATTCATCAACGATCACAACATCCCAGTAATCCCTGTACTGTGTCAACTCCAGGTTCGCCATCGTCTGGACCGTGGCGAACGTCACGCCGACGCCGACATTCACCTTGCCTTCCGTGATCGTTCCGATCAGACTGCTGTCCATGTAGCGAAGCGCACGTTCCCTGCTTTGGTTCAGCAGGTCTGCGGTGTGGCATAACCACAGTGCCCTTCTGCGCAGGGCCTTGATCATGGCAATTCCGACCTGTGTTTTCCCGCTGCCGGGTTTGCTCTTCAGGATCCCGTACTTTGCGTCGATCATCTTCCGGACTGCTTCCTTCTGATAGTCATACAGTCCCATGTCCTGATGCCCGTAATCAATCACGCTGTCCTGCCGGAAGTCGCATTCCACCCGTGTTCCGCGAAGCATGGGCATCAGTTCCCTGCACACGCCGAACGGGACAATCAGCGTCCCGCCGTCCCACTCGTACAGCCGCAGGTCACGCGGTGTCCTGCCCGTCCAGAATCCCATCCGCTGTTTCTTTTCGAACTCAGGGTTCGCAAACTTCAGGTTTTCTTTTGCCCACCTGGTCACCTCGATAGACGGATCTTCGATATAGATCCTGTTTGCAATCTTCGTATTCATTCATCTCTACCCCATACTTCAGATGACGCAAGCCAGTCTTCCAGCAACCATGTCTGCACGGACATATCCTTCTCGGCTATCCGTTTCATTCCCCTGTTCCTCAGTGTTTCAAGCCTTGATAAACTGACAATGCGGATTGTCCCGTCAGGAAGTTTCAGTGCAAAATAACACAGTTCGTTTCCTTTGTTTGTGAACATCCGCATTGCCATCTTCTGGTTTTCCTCAATCCGTTCAAACGGAAAACCTTTATTGTCGCTTATGACCTTACAGTCGATCAGTGTATGGAACTTACCCTTAACCGCAATGATATCCGCCGGCTGTCCCGACTTGTTCTGCTGCATGACATGTACCCAGAACCCGTTCTCCGCCAGGATGTGACTCAGTTCCTGCTCAAAACGGTTACCATTGCTCCTGTTGTCTGTCTTTTCCATATGTATCTCCTCTCTGCAGCGTAGTCTCTTAATTGCATGTCACTGCATGTCATTAATTCAGAGTAAAACGTTGGATGCGGGTGAGGATTTGCACCTCACATGTCCGTTCAGGAGCCACAATGGGCAACCCACCCCAATGTGTTTGCCCACGCACGGACTCGCCACGTAGCGTCTACTGCCCGGAACAAACCTCCATAGTTTAATTGGGAAACTATATCCTATGTCTGTTCCGCTGCTGTACCTTCCTATCCGTACATCTATTCCGCCACCGCATCATTCAACCTTTTAGAACGGCATCTCGTCTGTTTCAACAGCCGTGAACCCGCCCGCCGAAGGTGCCTGTGCTGTTTCCTTCTGCCCGTCGCCGTTGTTTGCCGGACTCAGGAACTCAACGGATTCCGCAAACACATCAAGGCTGGACTTCGGATTGTTTTCCTTGTCAAGGAATGCACGGCTTGATACAGATCCGACGACACAGACTTTGCGTCCCTTCGTCAGATAGTTCTGACAGATCTCGCCTGTCTTTCCCCACGCAGCCACGCGGAAGAAGTCCGCTTCAGGCTGTCCTTCGATCTTGTTCTTGCGGTTTACTGCTACCGTGAAATTGCATACGGTTTTGCCGTTGTTCGTGGTGTTCGTTTCCGGTTCCCTTGTCAGATTCCCGATGATAATCAGTTTGTTCATGATCGATTCTCCTTATTACTGTGCATCTTCCATCAGCTGGGCAGCGAGGTCGTCCTGCGGTTCAGCATGTGTTTCTGTCGCGGCGACCTGTGCTTCCATTTCTGCTTTTCTCTTCTGCGCACAGGCCATGCACAGGGATTTGCCGTACTTATCCTTACTGCTCTTCGCAATCAGTTCGGCAGAGAAGTTCCCGCTTCCGGTAATTTCTTTTCCGCAGTCCGCGCACTTCACTGCTACATGTGCTTTTCCGCCCACCGCAGGTTTCTTGTCACGGATACGGATGCCGTCGGTCAGTTCATTCTTGCTGGGGTTCCGGACGCCATGCTCAATCCACAGCTGAATCTTTTTGCCTTCAAGGGCATTGGCAGTCACCTGCCCGTACAGTTTCTTCAGCACCTGCCTGTTCCCGCTGTTCACGATCAGCGGACGAACCTCGCTGATCCCAGGCACGGACTCTTCCACGAACGTCAGAACGTTCTTTACTTCCGGTCCGCGCTGCAGGGTCACCTTGCCACGGTACAGGTTCTTGATCGTCAGTACCGGCTCGACACCGTTGTCGATATCGTCTGCACCCATATACTCACTGTCGCGCTCAAACTTCTCGTCGCCCTTCAGGGGTTTCATCTTCTGCAATTCCTTCGTAATCATATGTTAATCCTCCACTTTGTTTTTCTTTGCAAACTCACGGATAAAATCAATAATCTCTCCATAGGTCATTGAACCGCCATTGTCATACGGGCCTGGGTGTTCCGCGCACCATTTTTCTGTAAACGCTTTGATCAGTTTGGTTTCTGATATCATTTATGGATACACCTCTTTATTCTTCAATGCCATGCCAGGAAACGTCACCGTAGCTGAGTGCCCCTTGTTCCGGATCAGCAATCATTACGATGTTGCTGTAGTGGGTAAGATAGAACTTACCGTTCACAAGCACCTGGACCACGTCGCTGTCCGTATAATCCCGCCACTGCGTGATGGATCCCCTTACGACTTCCTGTCCGCCAAGGACTATGTAGCAGTAGGTGAACGTCTGAACGTCCCTTCCGCTTGTAATCCTGTTGCCTGTCTTGTGTTCACATCCGGCAAACACAAGAACACAGGCAATAATTGAGATGATCAGTAAAAGCAGCTTCAGTTTCCGCATCAGAACTCGTCCTCCATTTCTCTTTCCGCCCATCCGGGAACATATGCATCGTTCGGCACGTCGCCGACATACCCTGGCCACTGATCCAACGCCTTGCAGTCATGGTACTTCTCAAGCAGTTGATGGAACTTTGCGACCCCCGCGTTCATCAGTTCCTCGCTGACCTCGATCACGTTCACACTGAACGGTGCTTTCTTTTCCTGTGCAACGAACAGAAACCCGGGCATTTTCCGAAGCTTTCTGGCAATCTTCACGCCTTCGCAGTACATGCCCGCTTGCATGTAGTACCCCATCTTCCAGATGTCGCTGTTAAAATGGAAGGTTTCGGCACATGCCGTGGTCTTGTAGTCAACCACGTACCACCGCCTGTTGAACTTCACAAGTCGGTCCACCTTAATCTTGCATTTCTCACCGGTTTCCGGATCGGTCCAGAAGAATGCCTGTTCGGTTTCACCCTTACCGTGGATCAGTTTCTCAGCCAGCTTGCAGTTGGCAATCATGTCATCCATAAGCAGGAAAGTATCGGCATCATCAGAACTGACGGCGGTCTTCCCTTCGTTCTCGGCACTGAATGCTTCCCATGCTTCCTTCCCTGCCTTGGTACGCTTGTCAACATTCGGGGCAACAGCATACTCTTCGCAGAAAGCGTCGGGGCCTTCAAGAATAAACTTGTGGCATGCAGATCCGAACGCCATCGCAGCAGTCTGTTCAACAGGATTCTCAAGATAGTACTTAAACTTCTGCGGACTGTCCTCCATCTTCCACAGGTCGCTTCTGCGGATCCCTTCCGCCTGGTTATACTCGTTCTCAGTCATCGGACTTTTCCTCCTCGTCTTCCTTATCAATGTAGATCTTCGTAACGGTATGCTTATGAACCCACCATCTCGCATACAGAACCATGAACACCGCACCGGATATCCATCCGGCAAGGAAAAACCATATCAACTGCTCTTCACCTCACCCGTCAGTTCTTCCACAATAAAGGCAAGTTTGTTGCTGATGCCCTTCAGCAGTTCCTTCATCTCCCGCAGTTCTTCGGTCATGAAGTGTGTCGCCTGAATCTGAACGGACTGCCGATGCTCAACCACCTGGACTTCCGGTTCCTTGTACTCTTTCTTTTCTGCCTGTTCAGCAGGCGCTTTCTCAGCAACAGCTTTTTCTGCGGCCGCTTTTGCTTCCTCTTCCTTTTTCTTCTGCTCTGCTTCCACCTTTTTGCGGTAACCGGCACTGTTCACATACATCTTGTGCCTGTATTCCTCAAAGGTTTCCGATGCCTTCACGAACCTGATCACGTAGTCGCTGATCCCAAGGCTTTCCGAGATTTCCGCATGCGTCGCTCCGCTGCTCAACAGGATCTTGATTGCCTTAAACTTACCTTCCGTCATTTTCTGATACGCCATAACATAAATCCTTTCTGGCAATACTGCCGCTTGTAGTATAAAGGGGGTTTTAAATAACCGGCTGCCCCCGACCGGTCGGCATAGTTCCTCTTTCCATTGTGTTCCACCTGATGAGTCTGACGGTTGCAAAGCGCGGGGAAGGAAAGGAAAAAGAACCCCATCGCGTGAGACTTTTTGAGAGGAACACACAGGGAGGAAATGTGTCCAGGCTTATAGCCTTCGCCTGTATGATTAACCTTCAGTGCCCATGCCCACACTGTCGGTTGTCAGTCAGCTTTCGTACTCTTGTTGTACCTCACCTGCCTTGAATATCTTTTACCCTTCCACAGCGAACGCCGCTTCGCTTCGCTCATGGTGTCGTTGTTCTTATGTCTTTTCCGCTCCGCTTCTGCTATCCTGTCCATCTTGGCACGCCATGCTTTGTAGCGTTCACAGGTTCCATGGCAGTTCGGATCGGGAACCCTGTCAGGGCATTCCTTGCACGGACAGTTGTTGCTGTTTCCCCTGTTAAACGTCATCAATTCGCCCACTCTCCCATGTTGTAGGGACACAGCATCCCGTTATGGTAGTCATCAAGCGGAAGCAGTACAGTCAGCAGTTTAAACAGTTTGCATTTCTCGCAGTCCGTGTCGCTTTCCATGCAGTCAATGCACTTGGTACGTGCAAAGTCAACAATCTCTCTGAACTCTTCTTTCCGCATCACAACGTTGGTCTTACTCGGCGTCGCTTTCGGCGTCAGACGAACCTCATATTCCTGTGCCGTGTTCTGAAGGTTCAGACGCTGTTCAATCGGAACTGTTTCCCGCAGTTCGTTCAGCAGTTTGTCCGTTTCATCAGACACCCACAGCAGACGCTCTGTGCCCTGCGGAATCATTTCAAACCTGCTCCGCATTTCTGTCTGCATGTCTTCAAGTACTGTTGCAATGTACGCAAGACTGATCATGCCCATCTTTTCCTGCCTGGACAGTCTTACTGCATCGTCCCTACTTGGACTCAGCATCTCCCTGGTTATCCGCATTTGCATGACCTCCTGCCGTGCCGTCTGTAACCGTACTGTCCGTTCCGGTCACGGTATCCGCGCATTGTATTTCCTTCGGGTGTCACATAGGTTTCCGGTCCATCTGCCGGCGTAAACCGGAAGAGTTCCGGATCGCACGGTATCCACAGTTTGTTTCGCTGGCACTTTGTCATCAGAATCTGTTGCCCGCACTTTGGGCAGGTGCTGAAGAACTGTTCGCATTTCATCCTACTCACCTACCAATTCAAGGTACTGTGTCTGAACATACCCGCAGTCTGTTACGCACCATTCGTCCGACCAGTAATAAACCTTCACGCTTGCACCGGACTTCAGCCATCTTGTCCGCTTTCCGCCTACATACTTCCGTGCTGCAAGCCGTCCTTTGCTGACAATCACGGCCCTTTGGTTCACCTTAACCGGCTTGTCATACACAACGAACCCTTTGTGAACCCATCCTTCACAGGCTTCAAGACTCAGATCGATGCAGTGCAGGTATCCGTTTTTCTTTTTCCCGTCAAGCACGACCGTGTCGCCTGTTTCAAACCGACCGAGCGGTTCGTCGTCATTGTTCGGAAAGCGTCTGATGTTCACATAGTCATCGCACAGAATGTATGCTTCCGTAAGGTTGTCATACGAATCTGCCTGTGCTTCAGACAGTACGATCTGTTCGCTTGCCATGACAATGAACCATATCACGCCGATCATGACGGCAATCTCTATGACAACAATGATGATCTTCCTGATCAGGTCGCTTTGGTCTTTTTTGTTTCGTGCCATCTGCCACCTCCAGACCGGGTTATCCGCGGTCCACTGCGAACCGTTCAGCAACCCTGCGCCACACCTGTGAAAACTGACTCTGTGTCACACCGGGTTCCACATGGTTCACGCCTGTGGCGCCTTCACGCGCCAACATGCTGTGCGCAACGGCCCGCGCTAATCCCCTGGGATGAAAGTGCTGCCGCGCCTCGCGCTGGTGCTTCCGTGTCTCCGCACGTCTCTTTGCTCTGTTCATACTGTCCTCCTTATGTGTCATATAAAATCTTTGGAAGGCTATCCGGTTGTGCAATAGTTCCAATTCTTGTGGATATCAGCATCACCGGTGTATTGCCTTTCACCCATGCAATGAATCCGATCCTCGGAATGCAGTAGCTGTGACCGGCCTTGCAGATCGGGAAACCAAGGTACTTTGGTTCTCTCTCAGCCTGGTCTCGAATCACCTGCGGGTCCTTTCCAAGGAACTCTGCCACCTGTTTCACAGTCAGTGTGTTGCATTCCATGCTTTCCAGTTCAGCCAGCGTCATGACCAGTCACCTTCAGGTGTCTCATACAGATACCCATTTTTCTTTGCCATCTCACGGAACTCGTTAGGTTCAACAGTAATCGGAGCAGGCTGTTCCGGATTATTTTTCCGGTACTCTGCGTAAAGCATTTCCACGCGCCTTTCGTCTGTCAGCAGCGGCGTTGTCATGGCCAGATATGTGATTGATTTTTCAAAGCTTTTCGTGTTCTCGCCGATCAGGCAGTAGATCCCGTCCAGTATCTGACCGTAGATCTCATGAATCATGTTGTCATTCAGTCCGACCTGTACGTATGCGTCCTGCATTCTTTCAGCCTTCCGGCCTGCACGTACCATCCGCAGTAATGCGTCTTTTATGTTCTTCATTATTTCTTACTCGCTTTCTCTTTAAGTCGTTTCGCGTTATTGTTGGTCAAAAAAAATTTCTTGTACGGTTTTTCCGTAAAAGTTTGCAATACGAACCTTTGTTTCATCGTTCGGACGCTTTGCGCCTGTCTCATATTTGCACAATGCACTATACGACAGGCCCATTTGCTTTGCGGCACCGGTTCTTGTCCGAACACCGCGCAGCGCACGAAGTCTTTCTCCGACTTCTTTCATGCTGATTAACTCATTCATCTATGGTTGTCTCACCCCTTTCGTGCCATTATTTTATCACGTTTCGACTTATTGGTAAAGCATTTGAGATTTTAAATTACTATTACCATGTATTACGAAACATAGTTGACTATTAACACGCTGCGTGATAATATCATTTTCGAGGTGAGTTATAAGTGAATTATTCAGACAATATACGAAACCTCCGCTTGCAGCGCGGTCTTACCCAAATGCAGATGGCGGAAGACCTGGGGACAAGCCAGAGTTCAATTACAAGTTGGGAAACAGGCCGCCGGGAACCTGACTTTGCAACATTCAAAAAGCTTGCTGCATATTTTAATGTGCCTCTTTCCGCTCTTCTTCCAAAGGATGATACAATTGGGGAAGAACTGGTTTCTTATGTAGCAGAATCATTAAATGCAAATCCAAAGCTGTATACTCTGTATTCTCAAGCTAAATTTCTCAGTAATGAAAACCTGGATACGCTTATTTCTGTAGCAACAGCATTATCAAAAGAAAAGGTATAACATGGGAAGAACAAAATCCCGGGGCAACGGACAAGGCACAGCAATTAAACGCGGTCAGACATGGACCGCGTGTGTTGTTGTCGGCTGGAAGTTGCCAAAGGATCCAACCAAACCGAAGATCCCTGTCCGGAAAACAAAGGGTGGTTTCAAAACAAAACGCGATGCATTGAATTATTGTCCAAAGCTTTTAGCAAGTGGAAACGAATTAAACAGAATGACCATGCAGGAAGTATGGGATGCATGGTCTGAAATGTATGAAACAAGGATTGTCCCTTCCACAATGGGATGCTACAAATACGCATACAAGCATTTTGAAAAAGTCCATTCAAAGTATATGGATCTCATCTCAGCTGATGAACTCCAGTCCTGCATGGACGAGTGCAAGGCCGGCCACCGTACGCATCAGAATATGAAGTGCATTGCTGGCCTTTTATGGGGTTATGCGTTCGATCACAATGCTGTTTATAAGGACATAACCGATAACTTATATATTGGAAAGGGATCTTCTGTGCAGCGGGATCCGGTTGAAGCACATGAGGTCGAAGCAATCAAAAACAGTATTGGCAAGGCACGTTACGCGGAATACGTTTACTGCCTTTGCTACCTGGGGTTCCGACCCGGAGAAATGCTTGAACTGACGAAAGATATGCTGCACTGTTCTGTCATTAAAACGGAGAAAGAAAAACAGACTCCGGTCTGGTATTTCGTAAACGGAAAGAAAACACCTGCAGGTAAAGACCGTGTAGTCATTGTGCCTGATCAGATACTGGACATCATCATATCCCGCCTGTATATTCCCGGAACAGATTATGTGTTCCCTATGTATTGTTTCAGCCGCAAGAAAGACAATCCATTTATCCAGTTCAAACAAATGTCGCATGATTATTTCAATAAGCACGTTTTCAAACCGCTCATGGCATCCCTTGGCTTTTCAGAAAAAAAGGTCCCGTACTGTGCAAGGCACACATATGCTGACATGCTGAAGAATGCTTCCGGTTCAGACAAGGATAAAGCTGCCATGTTTGGTCATTCAAATTATATTTTCACACAGGACAAATACCAGTCTTCCCACCTGCTCGACCTCAAGAAAATTGTTGACTCGTTCAAAAAAACATAGCTGTACTGCTAACATACTGCTTACAAAATCCGCTGCATAGCCTTATTTTGCGTCATTGCTTTTTGTATGGGGTTCAAGAGGCCGGAGGTTCGAATCCTCTCACCCAGACTTCTCGGAGGCCTTGAAAATTAAGGCCTCCGAAGTTTTTTACCCTGTAATATACCTACTACGAATGGTAATAAATAGCCAAAAATGGCGTTCTACTGCTTACACTACTGCTTACAAATTTCAGGAGCGTTTTATGAACGACAAGAAAGTCCTCGCCCACCTCATTCGCGCCGGTCGAGATGCACTCAACCTGGAGAACGTCCTCACCCAACTCGGCTATAAAGAAACACCGTACTTTAATCTGTACGGTGAGATTGCAGACGCCATTTACTGTATACTTGATGAACATACAGACAGTTTTGAAGAGTCTGTCACCTACGCGGTTATGAACGATCCGCTCACGCCGGATGAGGTTTATGCTGAAAATCTTGCCAAACTCCTGAACACTGCTTCTGATTCAGGCATAGAAGTTCCGAACGTCACAAAAGAAATCATCATCGAGTCTGCCGAAAGGCGCGGCATCAGTTATTCTGCAATGATCCGCCTGATCCTGAACGAGTGGGCAAGACAGGAAACATATTACAACCACATACAGATATAAAAAGCGACCCGCTCAAACGAGCGGGTCTTTTGATTAATACCTCGGATACATCGGAGGCATCCATTCGGGATAGTGTCCGGAATATCCGTCCGGCATCATATCCCTGCTGGTATAGCGTCCCATGCTGTCACGTCCGCGCCGATAGGAACGGTCCGTACCGACACGGCCATAGTAACTACGTCCGCCACGGGACATTCTGTCACCGGAACCTTCCATATCATCGTCGTCCCATTCTTCCGCATCCTTCATAGCATGATAGGTCGCAGCAGATTTCAGAGCATGGTAGAGGATGTCTGCGCGTTCCACGTCCTGGACAGACATCTCAGGAACGTCGTTGGCATACTTTTTGTCCAGCTTGTCGAGTTCTTTGCACATGGCCTCTTCAAGGTTTTCGTAATGTTTCATACTTGTCCTCCTTCCTGTCATGCTATGCGGTCAATCGTCAGGTTTGCGTTCTGAACATTGATAACCGAAGCAGGTGTTGCGGTCGGATCAGCTGTAATACCGCTGACCGAATCAATGCTCATGCTGAAGCAGCATCCACGCGGAACCTTAATGATTGCGGTACTTGTCACATTGCCGTACTCATCCACGGCAGCAGGGGTAAAGATTGCCCTGCTCGTCAGACGCGGTTCACCGTTTACAGCAATTGCAACAGCAATCGGAACGAGTTCCGTAGCTTCCTCCGGGAGTGCAATATTCCCGTTGAACACGACCTGGTATGTCGCATAGCATTGGGAGTTCGTGATACCGCGCAGGAGAAAAATCCCGGTACCGTCCTCGTGGTAAACATAACCACGGGTACACGGAATAGATGCGCTCATGATGACAGGCGTATTGATGTCAACAGCCTGCACCGGATTCGCAAGATACTCAGCCGCCATATCATTCACTCCTTACGCAGCCATGCCACAACCGCAACCGCCATTGCCACAGGTAAAGATGGGCGTCCGGCCATACACAGGAGTGCTGGGAACGGGGCAGTTGTTCAGTCTGTTGTACAGGGCATCCACTTCAGCATTCTGACCGGCAAGAATCGCGGCAGTCTGTGCGGTCTGAGACGCTTCGTTGTTGGCAACGAGCAGCTGTGTCCGCAGCTGACTGATCGTGTTGTTGGCGTCGCTCAGCTGGTTCTTATAGGTGTCCAGTTCAAGCTGGCACAGTTTGTCCATAATCGCCTGTGTGTTCGCGGTGTTCGCGGCCCGGGTATTGCATGCCTCGGTGGCCAGCGTATACTTCAGATCCGCCAGACCGGCACTCTGCTGATTAAATCCGCCAAGCATCGCAGTCTGCAGCGCAAAGTTCTGGTTCATGTCGGCGATCTGCCGTCCGTTGGCGGCAATCTCAGCCTGGGCAAAACCGTTTGCAATGTTGGAGTTTACTGTGCCAAATCCGCCGCACAGGGCAGTCTGCACATCACCGAAACCGGAGGTCACAGCATTCTGCACACCGGTAATTCCGGAGACAATCGCAGCCTGGTCGAAACCGCGCTGAACGTCGCTGTTCGTGTTGGTCTGACCGGCCATCATCCACGGGAACATGCCGTTTCCGCCACCGAAACCGAAACCGTTGCCCCAGCCTCCGCCACATACGAGCAGCAGCAGGATAATCCACCAACCGTCGGCCCCGAAAAATCCATTACCCATACCTCCACCCATGCCGTATGCAGGGGCGACAGGCATGTACATCTGAGTTCCAGTACCATCTGTCATAGTTATTTACTTCCTTTTTTTTATTATTCTTTAATCGGTTTATGCGCAATCACCGATAAGAATTCACTTTACACCCATGTGGTTCAGAAAAGGCTGGATTCTCTGCATCAGCGGATTGCTTACCTGTCCCGTCTGAAGCAGGTGCATCACAGTCGCCTGCGGATTGTTGACTAGTTCGTCCGGCACGTTATAACCGGCAGTCTTCAGAGCATCCCCTGGATTCGCCTGCAATTGCCCCATAAGCGCGTTCCAGTCCATTCCCTGCACATTCATCTGCTGTCCTGCTGACGGAATTTGGGGCATTCTGCTGCCAAACAGCGCATTAAACAAAGGGTTCATTCTTATTCCCCCTTCGATGCGGTCTTCCTGACACCACCGGACGTCTGCATTTGGCCTATGGTGTCCATCAGATCCTGCTTCATCCGTTCAAGGTCTTCCTTCTTTACGTATTTAGTCATGTCCGGTTTCTCTTCTGCGTCCCCGGAATAACCCTGGCTGCGCTCCCCACTCCTTACACCTTCCAGCGTATAGTGTGCTTTCTGAAGCGGGTTAGGCATGCCCATCGGATTGATGGACTTGAAATAGATCACCGTATCGTTTGTGTCCCATAGTGCAATCGGCTGGTTCGGCGGCCATCCCTGCGGCATCGGAAACGCTTTTGCACCGACCTCGCCGTCCACCCATTTCAATCCCATGCCGCCTGTCTGTGCCTGACTCATCTGCTGAACAGGCATTTGCGGAGCGGACATGCTCTGCTGATACTGCGGGTACATCTGCTGTCCCACACCGCTGTAATTCCAATTCTGCTGATAAGGTACCGGATAGTTTGCCATGTTATAGTCCTCTCTTTCTGAAAATATATGTTACGGTTTCATCGCCGCTGTCCCAAGTGTCAAACCAGTTTCCGTTTATTGCACAAACCGCATGAGATCCTGTAGCAAGTACGTACGTCCCTTCCGGAAACATACGGCAGAACTCCCGCACATTTACGCATGCTGGGCACTCGTCCGAAAGCAGAAATTTCTCAAACCCATATCGTGATAGGTACAGTCCCCACAGCCAGTTCACGCTCGGCATTGTGCATTTGTCATGACTCATCATGCACAGGTCCCAATGCACCTTTTTCCAGCTTTGGTCTGTCGCAATTGCAATGGCCCGGATCACGCAGTCCGGTTCTTCCTGCCTGCACGGGTTCGGGTTTGCGTAGATCCACATCAGGCAATGTCCCCGTCTTCTACCCCGCAGTCTTTCAGGATCATCTCAGTCACTTCATCGTCTTCTGGACGCAGGTCCATCAGCATGGCCGTCATCAGCATCATGGCGTAGGCGGTTTCCACGCTTGCCCCGATCTCGTTCACAATCGTCCGGATATTCTTCCGGCATGCCTTTGGGTACATGATTGTCGGATCCATTTTCAACACCGTCCTTTCGCCATCAATTGTCCAATAAAAAAAGACTTCTGACGATGTCAGAAGTCCGTATTGTTTTGGGCATTTTACGGGCAGTTATGCGTAAAAAAATCCCGGCTTGTTCAGCCGGGTAGGTGGCGGAATAATTCTCGCTCACCCTTACGCAACCGTCTCCAGACGGTTTTGTTATCGAGGTTCACTTTTCCAGCGATTTCGCCGATAGTGTCGTTGTCTACCAGCCGCAGGTAGAGCAGCTTCCTGTCGGTTTTATCGTGGATGTATTCCATAATCAACGCCTTAATCTGAGAGTTTGTATACTCAGGGCGCGGGGATCCCTTTGGCACCGGCCAACTCCATAAGCGCGGCGGTCATCTTGTTAATGGTATCCAGGAAAGAGTTCATGCGAAGCGTGTACGCAAGCACAAAGATCGTTGTGATAATGATGAATGTGATGCACACAAACCTCGTTGTCCTGTGGGCGCGTTCGTTGTCCGTGTCCTTGTGCATCATCGCGTTCTCATGTGCAAAGAACGAAATACAGGCCGTGCTTTTCTTCTCACAGGTGGTGCATTTGATCCCGTTTTCGGAAGTAGTCCGCTCTTCACTCATTGGCGGGTTCCTCCGCTTTCTTCAGACCTCCTTGCTCAATCCGCAGTTCCCGGACGGTCGCCTCGATCATCGCGTCTACGGCGGTTGTATCAACCGTATAGCCGTTTTCTTTGAGGAGATCCACCACATACGCCTTCTTCTCCTTCCATTGTTCAGAAGTGAAAAGCTGTTCCGCAGCGTACACGCCGACGCGGATAAGGGT